CTTGTCATTTCAAGAGAAGTTTTTGAATTGTACATGACTCCATTAATGAAAAATTTAGATGATATAGAACTTGCAACACGCCCAAAAGAAGGCGATTTAATATTTTTCCCTCTCGGAGATAGGTTGTTTGAAATTAAGTATGTTGAACATGAGCAACCATTCTACCAACTGAAGAAAAATTATGTTTATGAATTGAGGTGCGAACCATTCAGATATGGAAATGAAGTAATTGACACTAGTATTGATTCTATTGATAGGGCAGTAGAAGATGAAGGAGTTATTACATCATTAAGATTTGTTGGTGCGGGGAGAACTGCTACGGCATTGGCAATTTTGGGGAGACAATATGTCAATGAGGTATTCTTGAATAATGATGGATATGGTTATGTTTCTCCACCTAATGTAACTTTTAGTTCTCCTACTGCATCTGGAGGATTTACTGCAAGAGGATTTGCACTAACTACAAGCACAGGAAGTGTTTCGTCAGTATATGATATTGTTCTAATAAGTGCGGGTGCTGGATACTCAACTCCACCGACAATAACAATTAGTGGTGGGGGAGGAACAGGTGCTGCAGCAACTGCTTCTGTAGTTGGATCTGGTGTTACCGGAATTATTGGTTTCCAAATGATTGATAGGGGTGAAGGATATATTAATGATGAAAATGTTACCGTAACTGTAACTGATCCTAATGACATACATCTTGCTCCAGGTGCAGGAGTAACTGCTGTTGGTATAGCATCAGTTAAGGATGGTAAAGTAGTTTCTATAAATATTGTTAACAGTGGTATCGGATATACCGGAGTAGGTATTCCAACAGATATCGGTGTAACTATATCTTCGCCAAGGTATGCTGGATTTGGAACATTCATGTTTAATGAAATAGTGACAGGACAAACATCTGGTGTTGAAGCACGGGTTAAATCCTGGGACTCTCCTAATAGAATCCTTAAAGTATCTAACGTCAGTTCTAATGTTCAGAATGTCCTCTTCTATCCTGGAGAGATAGTTGTTGGATCTTCTTCTTCTGCATATTATAAACTTGAAGAATATGATTCGGAAGATATTGGTGATCCATATGCGGAAAATGAAGAGATTGAAATTGCAGCAGATGCAATTCTCGATTTTAGTGAGTCAAATCCATTCGGTAACTACTAATGTTAGGAACATATTACTACCATGAAGTGATAAGAAGGACTACTATTGCCTTTGCTACTTTATTCAATGATATTCATATTAGGCATAGAACAAAAGGATCGAATGATCTTGTAGATATTAAAGTTCCTTTAAGTTATGGTCCAACTCAAAAGTTTCTTGCTCGTCTTAATCAACAACCGTCTTTAGAGAGACCGGTGCAGAAAGTTTTGCCTAGAATGTCATTTGAAATGACTAATATTCAATATGATCCTAGCAGAAAAACGTCTATTACTCAAACTTTTAAGGCATGTGATGATGGAGGGCAAATAAAGAAAGTATTTCTACCTGTGCCTTATAATATTGGGTTTCAACTTAGTATGATGAGTAAAATTGAAGAAGATACTCATCAAGTAGTAGAACAAATACTACCATTTTTTCAACCTGCTTTTAATTTAACAGTAGATCTAATAGATTCTATTGGAGAGAAGAGAGATGTTCCTGTAATTTTAGATAGTGTAAGTTTTACAGATGATTATGAAGGAGATTTTTCTAGTAGAAGAGTTCTGATATATACTTTTAATTTTACAGTAAAAACATACTTGTTTGGTCCTATTTCTGATAGTACAGATGGACTAATCAGGAAGGTTCAAGTTGATATGTACTCTAATACTGATATACAAGTTGCCAGAAGAGAACTTAGATATACAGTAACTCCTGACCCAATTGATGCAGAACCTACAGATAATTATGGATATAATGAATCTATAGAGGATTTATTTGACGCATTAGAATATAGTCCAACTCAACAAACTGACATTCCATAAATATGAAAAATATTAATGATAATGATGATATGTCTATTGATGTAGATGTTACAGAATCATCGATTGTTAAAGATGAAAAACCTACAGATATTAGAAAGGATTACGAGTACACTCGCGCAAATCTCTATTCTTTAATTGAAAAAGGACAAGAGGCAATAAATGGAATTATGGAACTAGCTGGGGAAGGTGGAAGTCCCAGAGCATATGAAGTTGCTGGGCAATTGATTAAGAGTGTAGCAGATACCACTGACAAATTAATTGATTTGCAACAAAAATTAAAGGACGTTGAAGAAGATACTGTTAAAAATACTACTAATGTAAATAACACTGCATTTATCTTTGAAGGTTCTACAAATGAACTTTCAAAAATACTAAAGCAAGGTTTTCTAAATAATAAAGAGTAATCTCTCATTACTAATGCTGAACGAAGAAGCATGTCCTATATGTGGATATTTGCCCTGTCAATGTCTTGAAGGTACTATTACCGAAAAGCGTGATGGTAAAGGTGCAAAATCTAAAGGTTATTCACTCCGTGATTGGTTCAAAGGTGGTGGATGGGTTCAAGCTGGTGGTAAGTACGATGGGAAACCATGTGCTAAGCAACCAGGACAAAAGACCAAACCATTCTGCCGTGATGCAGATGATCGTGCTGCAATGAGTAAGATTGAAAGAAACAAAAGAGCTGCTAAAAAACGCAAAGAAGACCCAAATCCTAATAGAAAAGGAAGAGCAAAAATGGTGACTGCATCGTATTCAAACTGGAGAGAAGATTTAGAACAACTTGACGAATTTTTATTTGGACCAACAAATGTAACTCCAAAAGATAGTCCCACTGGAACAAAATCTGTTAAAGTTGGTAAAAAATATCCTGCCAGATTAAACAGTAGACCTGTTGATGTTACTTACGATAAAAAAGGAAATAAAAAAGTAACTCCTATGCCTGCTGGCAGAGCTGGTCTGATGCAATATAAGTATGGTAGTACCTGGGGTATGCCTCAATACAATTCATATGAACCAGAAAGTGACTTAGTTGATGGAAGAAAAAATTTAAAACAACTTGATGAATTTTTATTTGGTCCAAAAAATGTAACTCCAAAAGATAGTCCCACTGGAACAAAATCTGTCAAGGTTAATAAAAAATACCCCGCTAGATTAAATAGTAGACCTGTTGATGTTACTTATGATAAAAAAGGAAACAAAAAAGTAACTCCTATGCCTGCCGGTAGAGCCGGTCTGATGCAATATAAGTATGGTAGTACTTGGGGTATGCCTCAATACAATTCATTTGAACCAGAAGGTGAAGTTATTGGTGAAGAAGGTAAGAAAGATGCTTGTTACAAGAAAGTAAAATCAAGATACGATGTTTGGCCAAGTGCATATGCATCTGGTGCTTTAGTGAAGTGTCGTAAGAAAGGTGCTGCTAATTGGGGAAACAGCAAGAAAACTAGAAAAGAATCATTTGAATTTTCTAATTGGAGAGATGACTTTCAACCAACTGAATATGAATTTATTGACATTATTAAAACAACACCTATGAAAGGTCTTGATGAGGCAAAGACAAAAGATCATGAGCACCAGATGGCAAGATCTGAAATCTCTAAAATTGTTTCTGCAGCAGGCAGATTGAAAAAAAAGGTAAAAGGTGAAGGAAACCTGAAAGCATGGGTTCAATCAAAGATCACTAGAGCAGCAGATTATATTGATACTGCAGCAGATTATATGGATGGTCATGAGGGAAGTGATACTCATGAATCTGTAAACGAAAAGTGTTGGGATGGATATGTTCAGAAGGGATTGAAGAAAAAAGGGAAGAGAATGGTTCCCAACTGCGTAAAAGAGTTTTCTGACTGGAGATCTGATATTGAGGAAGGTGCTGCTTGGACCAAAAAAGAAGGGCAAAGTTCAGAAGGAGGACTCAACGAAAAAGGACGTAAGTCCTATGAAAGAGAAAATCCTGGTTCTGACCTAAAAGCGCCAAGTAAGAAAGTTGGAAATCCTCGTCGCAAATCATTCTGTGCAAGAATGAAAGGGATGAAAGTAAAACTTACTTCGAAAAAAACTGCTAGAGATCCAGATAGCAGAATTAACAAATCACTCAGAGCTTGGAACTGCTGATCATGTCAAAAAACAATCAAATAACAGAAAACGTTAGTATTCAAGGTGACTTCAATGGAACTTTGAATATTAATTCTCCGTCAGAACAACAACAAAATTTTGGTGAGGATTATACTGCTGATATAGTTTGGCAAGGAAATCTTTATCGTATGGATATTAATAGTAAAGGTGTTCCTTCAAAACAAGATCTTGGAGAACAACTTCAAGGTGATTATCCAGGTGCGATAGTACATAATATTTACCCATCAAATACAATCAATAACAATACTATGAGAATCACTGGAATTAAGAGATATCAACCAGAGAGATTGACTTGGGGAGAATAATTTATGGCACAATGGAATAAAGATACACAAGCATATTTAAATCAGACAAAAACTAATTTTGAAGTTTATATGTGTGCCGACAAGTACGGCAACATTGGTGCTTGTGGTGGAGATACACAGTTTGATTTAAATATTGCTGCTGGTATTACAACTCAAATTGCTAATGTCCATAAGTTTGGTGCAGTAGTAACTACATCCGCAACTTATGATACTGTTTGGAGTGCTGGAGGTGTTTATCAGTTTCCAATTACAGCAGCAACAGTAACAGTTCAATCTACTTCTAGTGATGATACTGATGGTGGTTCTGGAGCACAAACAGTAAAAGTTCAAGGACTTGATGCAAATTATAATGAAGTAGAAGAAGATTTTACTCTAAATGGAACAGTCGGAGTTGGTGGAACTGTAGAGTTTTTACGAACCCATAGAGCATTTGTGATGACAGGATCAACTAATGTAGGGGACATTTCCTTCACACAAGGAGCAAATACAGTATGTTTCATTTCTGAGGAAATGGGACAATCTCAAGTTACCTTCTATACAATTCCTGCAGGTAAAAATGGATTCCTGAAAGCATTTGCAGCAACAATGAATAAAAACCAAGAGAATACGGTTCGTTTATTTCAAAGACCTTTTGGTGGTGTTTTTAGAGTAGCTTCTGAACTGAATCTATATAATAGTAACATGCACACTACATTTAGTATTCCAATTTACTTCACAGAAAAAACTGACCTTGAAGTAAGAACGTATACTGGAAGTAATGCGACTGTATCATCGATGTTTGATCTTTTAGTTGTAGATAATGTCTGATAACGTATATCTTGGTAATCCTAATCTTAAGAAAGCTAATACTCCTATTCAATTTACAGAAGAAAATGTAATTGAATATCTTAGGTGTAAGGATGATCCGACTTATTTTGCAAAAAATTATGTTCAAATTGTATCTCTCGATAAGGGTTTAGTCCCTTTTGAGATGTACCCGTTTCAGGAAAAATTAATTCAAAATTTCCATGAACATAGGTTTAATATCTGTAAGATGCCACGCCAAACTGGCAAATCTACAACTTGCGTATCATATCTGCTGCATTACCTTATTTTTAACGACAATGTTAACATCGGGATTCTAGCGAACAAAGCGCCAACTGCAAGGGAGATTCTTGGTAGGTTACAACTTGCTTACGAAAACTTGCCAAGATGGATGCAGCAGGGTATTATATCATGGAATAAAGGATCGGTTGAATTAGAAAATGGCAGTAAGATATTGGCATCTTCTACGTCTGCAAGTGCTGTCAGAGGTATGTCGTTTAACATCCTCTTTCTCGACGAGTTCGCGTTCGTCCCAAATCACATTGCTGACTCGTTCTTTGCATCTGTTTATCCTACTATTACGTCTGGTAAATCAACCAAAGTAATTATTGTCTCAACGCCACACGGTATGAATCATTTCTACCGTATGTGGCACGATGCGGAAAGAGAGAAGAATGAATACGTACCAACAGAAGTTCATTGGTCAGAAGTTCCTGGAAGAGACCTTGAATGGAAGGAACAAACGATTGCAAACACTTCTGAACAGCAGTTCAAAGTTGAGTTTGAATGCGAATTTTTAGGATCGATCAACACTCTGATCAATCCAGCAAAATTAAAAAACCTTGTATATGAAGATCCTATAAAGAGAAACAAAGGTCTAGACATATATGAAAGTCCTAGAGAAGATCACGAATATCTAATTACAGTTGACGTTGCTCGGGGTATGGGCAACGACTATTCAGCATTCATTATATTTGATATAACGCAGTTTCCATATCGAGTTGTAGGTAAATATAGGAATAACGAAATTAAACCGATGCTGTTTCCAAGTATCATTGAAGACGTTGCAAAGGGATATAATCAAGCATGGTTATTGATTGAAGTCAATGATATTGGTGATCAAGTTGCAAGTATTATGCACTTTGATCTTGAATATGATAATGTATTGATGTGTGCGATGAGAGGTCGTGCAGGTCAAGTTGTAGGTACAGGATTTAGTGGTAAGAAGTCCCAACTTGGTGTCAGAATGACATCAGCAGTTAAGAAGTTGGGATGTTCAAACCTGAAAACTTTATTAGAAGACGATAAGCTTCTTACAGTTGACTACGATATTATTGCAGAACTTACAACATTCTCACAAAAACACAATTCTTTTGAGGCAGAAGACGGTTGTAATGATGACCTTGCAATGTGTCTTGTCATTTTCTCTTGGTTAGTTGCTCAAGATTACTTTAGAGAGATGACGGATAATGATGTTCGTAAGAGAATTTATGAAGAACAGAGAAATCAGATAGAACAGGACATGGCACCTTTCGGATTTATTTTAGACGGTATTACTGATGAGGATACTGTTGTTGATAAAAAGACAGGAGATTTGTGGATAAATGCTTCTAAAAATGCAGAAAATGGGTCATACGAGATGTGGAATGTGGATGAATATGGCGATAGATCATACATGTGGGACTATAGGTGACTAAAAAGGTCTAAATTATAAATATTTCTAGATTAATTCTGGTTTTGTAGGAGAGTAAAAGATGCCACTTAATTTAGCATCTCCTGGAATTGTAGTAAAAGAAATTGATTTAACCACAGGAAGAGTAGCTCCTTCCTCTGATAAAGTTGGCGCAATTGTAGCACCTTTTGCCAAAGGTCCTGTAAATTCACCAACTCTAGTAGAGTCTGAGAACGATTTACTTAACACTTTCGGAGAACCATATTCCACGGATAAGCACTTTGAGCATTGGCTCGTTGCTTCCTCTTATTTAGCATATGGCGGATCACTTAGAGTCGTAAGAGCAGGAGGAGAAAATCTCCAAAATGCTTATGTCGGTACAGGTGCTTCGGTATATATCGAGAGTGCTGAAGATTACAGCAATAAAGGATATTCTGAGAATACCCTTGCAGGCAAAATTTTCGTTGCTAAAAATCCAGGTGCTTGGGCAAATGGCATCAATGTAGCATATATCGACTCTAGATCAGACCAGATTCTTTCCGGACCAAAAAACAGCGATCAGTTTGTTGGTCTGGGCGCTAACGTATTCCAACAGATTACTGATGAGGCAATCGCTGGTATTGGAACAACAACCTCTCTAACAGGAACATTAAGAGGTATTGTTACTAAATCTGATGACAATGGAATTGAAGTTAAAGTCCAGGCAATTATTAAGGAGGGCGTAGAAACTCTCGTTGACTATACTCCATACGGAACTTATAAATTTAGATCTGATTCTTTAGTTGGTTTTGGAACTAACAAAGATACACTTGGATTTTCTACTACAGTTACTTCCCAGAAAGATTGGTTTGATGAGCAAACCTTAGAAATCAATGCAACAACTCAAATTAAGTGGAATAGCATTGTAAGAAGACCAGGAACATCCACTCATGCAGCATCAAGAAGCTCTAGATTCGATGAACTTCACATCGTAGTCATTGACTCGAATGGAGATATCACCGGAAATGCTGGAACAATTCTTGAGAAGCATGAGGCACTTTCCAAGGCAACTGATGCTAAGTTCTCTGCAGGAAGTTCTCAGTATTGGAGAAAGCACTTAGAAGATAACTCAGA